GACCGACCTCAACGCCCTCTCCAGCAGCTCGGGCAGGCTGCGTCCCCGCTTCGACGCGCGGCGCAGGATTCCCTCGCAAGCCCTCGCGCTCAAGAAGTACCGCTGCGGCACTTCGCCCGTCGTCAGAACGTCGCGCAACGAAGAAGACGCGCCTCCGGCGCTGGGGCACTCCGAAGTGCTGAGCGTCCAGAACCCGGTAGCCGAACCCATACCCGAGGTCTGCCAGCGCCCCGACGACGGCGCCCATGTCCCGTCCTCCTCGGCTCGACAGCAGACCGGGTACGTTCTCCCCGATGAACCATTCCGCCTTGGTTTCGTCGAGGATTCGGACGACCTCCCACCAGAGCGCGGATCGTGTGCCAGACCCTTCAGCCATTCCGGCGCGCTTCCCGGCGACGGAGAGGTCCTGGCAGGGCCATCCGGCGAGGACCACGCCTCCGTCAGGTCCAGCAAATCCAGCTGACCGGGCGATATCTCCTGTGACATCTCTTACGTCCTCCATGATCAAAGTGTTGGGGTGGTGGTGGCGCAGCACGCCGCGCGCGTTCGCATCGACCTCGGCCATGAGGACGGTGGGGATGCCGCGCCTGGTGAAGGCGAGGTCGCCGCAGCCGACGCCGGAGAAGAGCGACACGACGTTCCTCATAGCGGCGGAGCCTCCTCGACCGCATCCTCGACCTGCTCCTCGAGGAACTCCACCATCGCGTCGTAGGCGCGCAGGTGCAGGTCGTCGATCTCGTCGTCGGTGGAGCCTCGGCGCACCAGCACCGACGAAGCCGCCATCGACAGCGCCACCGAATAGGTCACCGCCACCTCCGGCTCCAGCTCCCACTCCCTGCCGCCGAGGCTGACCCTGATCGAGTCAGCCTCGATCGTCACGCCCAAGTCGAACTCAGCCATCCCCCTGCTCCTTCCCCTTCTCGTCGCCGGCCTTCTCGCAGCGCTCGCAGATCCGCTGCCCCTCGCGCCTCAGCGGCGCGGGCCATCCCCCGCACCAGTCGCACAGCCTCGCCGGTCGCATCGCCGACGGAGGCGTCACCGCCCGCTTCACCGCGCCCTCCCCGCCGGATGCCGCAGCCGCGACCCGCACTCGTCGTGGCAGTCGTCGCCCGGGCCGACATCCCCGCACTCGCAGCGAGCCAGGCACGGCTCGCACCACCACTCGCCGATGTGCGGCCCCGCCTTCACCTGGCCCCACGGCCCGTCCTCGTCATGGCAGCGCATGCACGCGCCGCCGAACTTCCAGAACCCCATCGCCTGCTCCTCCAAGCTGCTCATCCCGGCATCGTCCCGAAGAAGCACGGCACGCACATACCCGACATCACCCTGCTGTAGAGGAACGAGAACGTGTACAGCGGCGTCATGCAGCGCCGGCACCTGGTCGCCTCCGTCGCCATCGCCGACCGCAGGTGGTCCTCGGCGATGCGGCGGCGCACATCCTCCAGCAGATCCTCCCGATAGGTGCGTCCCATCAGGACGTGGTCCCACCCGCACCCGCACAGCAGATGCTCATGCCCGAACTGCATATGGCATGTGCATTCCAGGCGGGCCGTCACCGCGTGGATCTCCGACTCCTCGCTCACGCTTCCAGCTCCTCGGACAGGTACGCCCTCACCTGCTGCTCCGACCCGAACCAGCGGTAGGCATTCTCCTCGGAGAACGGCATCCACATCGGAATGCCGTTCGATGGTCCGACGGCGCCGCGACCGTCGATGCAGAGGCCGAGGAACCGGCCGGCGTGCAGCATCGGCCTGACGCGGCCCACGGACCCGTCCGTCCTCTCGTCGGTGTGGATCTCCAGCACCAGCCAGGCGCTCAGCACATGGTCGTCCCGGCTGACGACCAGCCACTTGTAGTCGGGGTCGGGGGCGACGAGGTAGCCGCCGTTGTCGCCGCTCATGCCTTCTCCCCGGCGTAGTGGCCGCAGCCGTCCCGCACGCAGCAGTACGACTTGACGACGGTCAGCGGCTTCCCGAGCCGCTGCTGGGTGTAGTGGGCCTCGCACAGCCCCTTCGTCGCCGCCCACCGCATGCACAGCTCGAACGAGCACCGCCGCCCGATCTGGTTCGTCTTCGCCCGCAGCGGCTTCAGCGGCCTGCCGAGGCGCTGCTGCTGGTAGTGCGCCGCGCACAAGCCCTTGCTGGAATGCTCGCGGTCACAGCCATCGAACGAGCAGCCCACGTTCGGCTCGCGGAGCGGACGCACCTCCTGCCCCTTGCTCCACTGCACATAATGCCCCCCGCACCAGCCCTTGCTGTGATGCGCGCGCTCACAGCCGTCGAACGAGCACACCCCGGTCACCGGCCAGCCCACCAATCCGCCGCCGCCTGGATCGTCCACGCCGCACCCATGTCCGTCGAGTTGTGCCTGCGGATCACCAGCACCGGGATCACCCGCTCCAGCGGAAGCTGCCGGGCGCGGGCATAGTTCGCCGCCTCCGTCACCGCCTCGCCCCACCACATCGGCATCCGCAGATGCGTCTTCGTCCCGACAACCTTGCACTCCTCGACGACCACGCGGCCATCGGGAAGGCGGATCGCGATGTCGCCCTCGTCCTTCGCGCCCGCGAGCCGCAGGCGCTCCGCGTCCCTGCCCTGCTCCCGGTGCCAGTCCACCCGGCGCAGCTCGAAGTTCGCGCCCTTGCGCTTGTTGTTCCTCGCACGGGCCACGCCCTCGGCCCACTGCTCCGACGCCGGCCTGTCCTTCGACGGCGACCGACGCCTCCTCGGGGCGACCGCCGCCGCCTCCTGCTCCTGCTCCTCCATCAGAACGACCTCCTCCACTCATCCACCGAATCGACCAGAACCATGCGACTCATGTCGCACCACCACGGCAGCGGGTTCAGCGCACCAGGGTCGCTGACCCCGGAGCGGTTCTTGACGACCGCGACCTTGTACTCGAACCTCGACGGGTCGCAGCCCACCGTCAGCACCAGCTCAGGCGCTGCCGACACCTTGCCCTGTATCCACCTCCGCGCCGGCGGATCATGCGGATGCTCGTGGGACTCGCTGGTGTGGTGCAGCACCAGCACCGCAGCCCCGCTCTTGCGCGCCAGGTGGCGCATCTGCTTCATCGCCGCCCGCATCTGCGACCACTCGTCGCCGTCCCCCGAGCACACGTCGTACAGGGAGTCGATGACGATCAGGTGCGGCGCCTGCCCGAACAGCTCGGCGAAGGCGAGCACCTCGTCGGCGATGTCCTCCAGCGACGGCGACGGCGCGAACGCGAACCGGATATGAGCCGCGTCCGCGAGCGCCTGCCCGTAGTAGTCCACCGCCCCCGGCATGCGGAGCCTGCCCTCGACCACGTCGAAAGGCTCCCCCGTCACGCACGACAGCACCCTTCCCAGCATCGTCAGCTGGTCGGTGTCAGCGCACACGTACAGGGTCGGCACCCCCGCCCTGCACGCGAGCACCACCGCCAGCGCGGTCTTCCCGCCGCCCGGGGGGCCGGCCACCATCGCCGTCTGGCTGCGCCGGAACCGGACCCCGCGGGCGGCGAGGCTGGGCCACACGTCCGGGAGGGCGTCGTCAGCCCGAAGCGCAGCCCGGGCGACGTGCGCTAGCCCCGTCGCCATGCCCGTGCAGCCACCCGCGAGGGAGTGCCGCCGGAGTCCAGCGCGCACGTCATGCACGCCACGATGCCGCCCGTCTCGAAGTGGCCCAGGCACGACTCGCACACCGGGAGCCAGCGACCGTCACGGGTGCAGCCGTGCTCGCCGAGCAGCACCATCCCCTCGGCGGGCACGTTCGCGTGCAGGATGCTGACGCACGTCATCGCCCCGCCGTCGAGGCTGTGCGCCGGGACCAGCTTCCCGTCCATCATGGGCCTGACCCTAGTCATCGAAGACCGCCTGGCACTTGTCCCCGCGGTCGCCGCGCCACGACGGGCCACCGGCCGGGCAGAACCAGCCCGTGTACGGCTTGCCCGCCTTCGAGCGGCCGCGCTTCTGCGGCATCGGACCGTGCTTGCACGCCGGCGCCGACGGCAGGCCGTAGGTCCAGGCGTTGCCGAAGTTGTCCTGCACCGTCTCCCCCCCGCCAGCAGCGGCGGGGGCGGGGGCGGCGACAGGGGCTGGACCCTGCGACCACGCCGGAGCAGGGTGCGGGTTGTCCCACGGGGCCACGTCCGCCGGGGGCTGCTGCCCCTGCGGGTACATGCCGTACTTCGCCGCGCTCGGGCGCACCGGCGCAGCAGCCTGGGCGGCAGCAGCCGGGGCCACCACCGCGCTCGACGCCAGGCCCACCGACGCAGCAGCGAACACGTCGTGCAGCCGCTGGAGCATGGCACCGCCGAGATCCGGCCCGAGCGTCAGCTTCAGCGTCTGCTCGAACTCGTCCGCCGTATCGCCGCCGAGCACCCAGATGATGCCGGAGTCCTCCTTCAGGCTGACCTGAATCTTCGCAGTCATCGCTTCCTTCCCTTCCTCTTCTTCTCTGCTTCCTGCTTCTTCGCTTCCTCGGCAGCGAGCTGCTGGTCGAGGGTGTAGTAAAGCGCCTCGTACGGGTCGATCTCCTCGCCCTTCCGTCGGCGCTCGATCGGGGACAGGCTGGGGTCATAGACCCCCCAGATGTCCCCGTGCCAGACCATCCTCCCGTCGCCCATGTCCACCCTGGTGGACTGCCGGACGCAGAAGCGCCACTGGTACGACGGCCTGAACGCGACGTACTGGCCGTGCTTCATCCGCTCGAACTTCTGGTACACCCACGGCTCCCTCTCCGTGACCAGGTACCACATGCCCGGGTTGCGCCGCATCGCCTGCGCCGCCATCGCGAACCGGGCAGGCTTCAGATGCACGCGCTTGCGCGACGGGGCGGGCGGCTCCGGCGCCCAGTTGCTCGTCACGGCTGCACCGCCCAGCAGAACTCCCTCACCCCGCACGCGCTGCACAGCGCCGACGGAGACGGGAAGTGCAGCCCCGACCGGATCGCCTCGTCGGTGGCCCGGAACATCACCGAGACGCGCTCAGCCGTGTAGGCGTCGAGGCTCACGGGCGCGGTCAGCACGCCCTTGCGGGTCATGAAGTACGCGCCCACGCTGGGCCTGATCCCCACCGTCTGCTCCAGCAGCACCGCGTACACGCCGAGCTGCACCGCCGACGACGGCGTCATCATCCCCGACTTCAGGTCCACCACGGCGACCTCGCCCTCCGGCGAGACGAGCAGCCGATCCACATACCCCTTCACCGGGATGTCCCCGAGCATCGAGGTCACGTCGATCTCGACGGCAGGCGTGCCGGCGATGTCGAGGATCGACCAGCCGCCCGACATGAACCGCACCCACGACTCGACGTGCTGCGGGCCGTGGTGCTCCCACCAGGCGCGCGTCTCCTTCTCCGGCCAGTCCTTCGAGGCACGACCACCGACGTGGAACTCCTCCGCCGGGAACCCCGACAGCTTCTCCTCCTCGCGCACGGCCTCGGCCAGCGCCCGCGCGAACGCGCCAGCCGGATCAGCCGGATCATGCCTGCCGAGGTCGATGGCCTCGGTCGCCGCATGCACCGCCTTCCCGCCGACCGCGCCCCAGCCCGGTCGCTGCGGGCGCTTCTCGACCCGGCCCAGCCAGTACTGCTCCGAGCACGTCTTCCAGCTCGTCACCTGGCTGTACGAGCGGTGCGCCGGAGGCGCGTTCACCCCCAGGATCGTCATCGCTTGCCCTCCCTCTCTGCCACCAGCAGGAACACCCTGCCGACCTTCAACACCTTCACCGGGTTCACCGGACCCAGCCAGCGGCGGTACTCAGCCGACCCCTCGACGGTCGCGCCGTCGTGGCGCAGCACCACGACGTACCCGTGCGAGCGAGCAGCCAGCTCGCCCTTGCGCCGATGAAACATGCCCTGCCCCTGTTCTGCCCCTTGTCCGGATATCGTACACATCACACGATCAGCACGTCAAGCCGGGTTTAAACCCCGTGACGCATGCACCAGCGTACATGCACCGACAGAATGCGGACACGCCGACGCGCCGCCAGATGCGCCACCCCCGCCCGCCCGGGCGGTAGCCTCGACACCGCCGAGCCGAGCGGAGGGGAAGCCGAGCGGGTCGGCCCGCCGAGGGGGGAACGAACTCCCCCCCGAGACGGTTGCTTTTCGTGTCTGTGGTTGCAAACACTTAAGCCCCCCCGCATCCAGCGAGGGGGCTTTCGTGCGCCCGTTCGGCGCGATTCCCGGCGGGCCGGCGGGGGTGACAAGCCCCCGCCTCCGCGATCCGGTCGCAGCCGAGCGGACTCGGCGGGTGACTAGTCCGCCGTGCCTGCGTCAGTCCTTCCGGCCATCCCTGAAGCCGTGCGCCCAGCCGCCGAGGTAGGACGCCCCGGCGATCACAAGGATAGGCACCAGCGGGTGCGCCACCAGCCACGCGCTCATGACTCGTCCTCGTCTGCGAGGCGGACGATGCCGAACGCGACGTCACGCCGTCCGAGGATCCGGCTGAGCGTCCAGCCGAGGTCCCGTCCATCCTCGATCATCTCCCCGACCGTGATCACCTCGGCGTCGCGGCAGGCGTCCTCCTGGATCGCCGCGACCATCCCGGCGCGCGTGGTCGCGATGCAGTCCATCGCAGCCCTGTAGTAGTCATCCTCGGCATCGAGCGCAGCATCCTCGGCAGCGCCGACGGCCCCGTCATCGGCGCCCTCGCCGGCCTCGATCCGGCTCAGCGCCAGACGCGCGTCCCGCATCGCCTGCCGCAGCTCGGACTCCCCCGCGAAGCCTAGGCACATCCTGTCCAGCTCGGCCCGCTGTGAGTCGCGGTCGCGCTCGGGACGGTCGAAGTCGCGAGCGATGACCTCGCCCAGCTCCTTCTCGTCCAGCTCCCATATCATCTGGTGGCGCCCGGCGGCGTCGAGCCAGGTTGCGACGGCGATCCGCTGCGCGTCAGCGTCGATCTCGTAGCGGTCCCCGTCCGCCGTGTGAACCGTGATCACAGCTCGACCTCCTCGGTCGTCTCGACGCAGTAGTGCGCGTATGCCAGCTCGGCGGCGCCGTGCCAGTCGAGGTTCAGCGACTCAGCCGCCACCATGAGGTCGGCCAGGATATCCGCGAGCACCGTCCGCAAGCCCTCGCCGGGCGCGTGCTCCTTGCCGTAGTCGCGCATCAGCGCCTCTCCCCGCGCGGCGATCCGCGCGTCGATCATCGTTGCCATCGCTCCAATTCCTGTCTGTCTAGTCGTGTCTGTCTCAGGCCGTCTCGGCCACGTCGGTCGTGTGGTACCACGACCAGTTGAGCTGGGAGAAGTCCCACATGCCATCGGCGTCGCGTCGCACCGTCTCCGGCCCGCCCTCCCACATCGGATCGACCAGCGTCACCATGTCGTGCTTGAGGAACATGCGCTGGTCGGGGTTGACCGCGACCAGGGCCATCAGGAGCTGGCCCATCGCGGCATCGTCGAGGCGAGGCTCGGCCATGCCGTTGGGGGACACGGTGAACCGTGCGGGGAACCATGCCTCGGTGACGTCGAGGCTCACGAATCCGTCGATCATTGCTGTCTCCCATGTGTCAGTCAGTCTGTCGAGGCACCCTGTCTCAGGTGCCCGTGCCCCCGCCCGGTAGCGAGCCTTGGCGGCATCCCTGCGGATGCCAGCGGGGGCCAGGTGGCGCGTGCTAGCGGATGCCGAGCACCGACAGCAGCGAATCAACGGCATCGGCGGCGCTGGCGCAGGCGACGCCCTCGGCCAGCGGCATGTCGTCGGGCATGTCGCCCGGGATGAACGCCTGGAAGATGAATCCGGACTCGGTCTCGAATGCCTCGGTGATGATGTTCATAGCCTGTCTCCTTAGTCGGTCGGACCTGTCGGGGTCCGATATGTAGAACCTACAGTGTTCGGTTATGCATGTCAAGTTATGCACGATACTAGTTTCCTAGCGTGCTCCGGCCCGGTGGTGAGCCGTGACGACGTCCCTGCGGACGTCAGCCGGAGCTGGTGGCGCGTGCTAGGCGCCGATGTCCGAGAGTTGGATGTCATGGGCGAACCAGGCCACCGAAACGGCTCTCAACATGCCCCACGCGCTTGCCATCCGGTCAGCTGCGGCCACGCGGCTAGCGGTGTTGTTCTTCCGTGCGCTGCGCTCGAATTCGGCGATGAAAGCGGCGATCCACTCGACGTCGGCGCCCACCTTGTCAACGATGGCGGCGACGCCCGGCGACAGGTCGCGCCGTGCCCATTGGCCATGGCAGCGGGCCAGCGTGGCCAGCTCGGATTTCAAGATATCGACGTTGCCGCAATCCTCGGAACGGATGTTTCGCATGATGTCTCTCTCAGTGTGTCGGTTGTCTGTGTCGGCGCCCTGTCGGGGCGCCCGTGCCATGCCTAGATCACGGGTCTAGGTGACGCGCCTGGGTAGCGCGTGCATGGCTTTGAGTGGTGGCAGGGGGCCAATGCGACCCCCTGCCGGGGTTGCCTAGATCATCGGCAGGGTAGCGGTGTCGGGCGCCCACGGGCGGACGAAGCCGGAGCTGTCCCCGACACCGTCGCCGAGTGCGGCCAGGGCCACGATGCAACCCGTAGGGTCTAGGGTCCGATCATCGGTAGAGAGGCCGTCCACAAGCCGGATGCCGTGCCAGGTGAGGCCGTCCGCACACGCGCGCTTGACCACGCGCTTGCTAGCAGCGAACACCACCGCGACATTCTCGCCGGAATTCACCAGCTCGATGATGTCGGCGTCCGACATTCTCTCACTGGCCGACCGCGTGAGGTGGACAAGGTCATTCCGCGCGTAGAGCCGGGGACTGTACTTGGTGTAGTCATAGGCGACTACGCCCAGCGCCTTGAGCGCCGAGAGAGTCTCGGGCATGACGTGCGCCCAACGCACGTCACTCACCACGTTGAGCCGGACGCGAATGGCACCCTTGACGGTCGCGTGCCTGATCAGCTCACCGACCAGGATGATCCCGAACTCTGCCGGATGGGTGAGGGCAAACTGCGCCCTCACCCAACGCGCGAAGCGCACACTTCCCAAGCGGCCCTTGCCGCTTGTGTGCAGGCATGCGCCGAGGCAGCCGCGCGACGCGGCCGGGCACAGGTTGAAGCCCGAAGCGGCGCCCGGCACCAGTGACAGGCCGAACGTGGGAACGGCGCTCTTCGCCAATTTGGCCTGAGCCGTGGGAGGCGTCAGCAGCGGCCGCGCGTCACGCTTGAAGCCGTGGGACTCGCGAAACTGCGCCCACACCTTCCGCGCTTCGGAGAGCATCACTCGACGCGTGGCGCAGTCTGCGGACAGGTAGCGGATGGCGGATCCATCGGCAGGGGCCAGAAGCCGTTCCGGCTTGGTGAGGCTAGGCACCCGAACGGGGGCCTGCTTGACGATTCGGCAGGGGATAGGCGCGTCGAGCATGTCAAGGGTGACAAGGGAAGTCATGGCAGGTCTCCTAGTGTCGGGTCTAGCGGGTGCAGGTGGGGCAGGACGGATAGACGGTGTCGCCATCAGGGCCATCGAACGGCTCAAGGTAGCAAGCGGCGCAGAGCACGCTTGAGTAGTCATAGCGGTAGGAACCGTTGCGGGTGTCGCAGCAATCGCACATGAGGGATGAATCCTGTCTGGTAGTCGGCTAGCCGTGGTCGGCGGCTAGCGGTTGGGTGTCCGCTTGTCCGGCGGCATGGATAGATCATGGCACGGGTAGCGGTATGCATGCATACCGTATGCATGTGATCTAGGTCACTCCGACAGGGGCCACACCGGACACACACCGGACAACGCAACGCGAGACGCGAAGGAGCTCCACAGGGGCAGGGGCAGGGGGAGGGGGGGAGTACTGTCTCCCGACAGGTTTACAGGGTGTAAACCTCGGGTGCGCCGGCAGCTTTACAGGGTGTAAAGGTGGCTGATGCCTGGAACGTGAGGCTTTCCTCATGTTTCCCGCGCTGGTGGCTCGACGGGTGGCGGCTCAGGCATGGCAGGGCAGGGCATGGCCACACTTCCCATATCTGGGGATACGGCCATGGTGGGCAGTGACCACGGTCGGCACGGTCGGTAGGCAATGACAGGGGAGGGGGTCACTGACAGGGGGGATAGGAACCGCGCACGCGCACGCCTGGCACGCGCGTCACGCGCACGCCCCCCCGCGCCGGCACGCGCGCGTCACGCGCCCGCGTCACGCGACCCCGCGCTTGTTAACGTCACGACCCACAGTGACGTAGAGTCTCCCGAGATTTTTTTCCCAGTTCCAGGCGTTTGCCCTGAGAGTCTCCCCGCGAATTTTTCCCAGTTCCAGGCGTATGGCCCGGGTGGTCAGCGGGGGCAGTGGCAGATGTGGCCGGTGCATCTGGTGCGCTTCGGATCTGCGGGGTGGAGCTGGGCGTGTGGGACGGGGGTGTGGATGGTGGCGTCGGTGAGGCAGCAGATCTTGAGGCAGGGCTGGTCGCCTGGCGCCCTCGATGGCGCCTGGCGTGCCGGGCGGGGCTTCTTGTTCGGGTTGGGCTTGTTGGCGGTTCCGGCGCGCAGCTGCTGCTGGTAGGTGCCGTCGGGGTTGTGGACGTGGCAGGTGTCAACGCCGGGGTCGGCGCCGATGGGGCAGGGCTTGCCCTTGCGCGTGGTGGCCGTGCAGCGTCTCATGCTCTGCCCCTCTCGCCGCCCTTTCATGGGGCGGCGGTGAATTGAATTCGTAATTGAATTGATGAATTGAATTAATCCTGAGGGCGAATTCTTTTATGGAATTCGCCGGCGGAATTGAGAATTGAATTTCACCGACCGCGTCAGTGAATTGAAAAGAATTCGATGACGAGATGAATTCAATTTAATTCTGCCCCTATATGCTCCGGCCTTTTATGGGCCGGAGCATTCTTTTTTGAATTCTGCCCCTATAGGAATCCGGCCTTTTCTGGGCCGGATTCCTTCTGCTTAGGGGGTTCTCGTTTAATGCTCGAACCCCCCACCCAGAGTAGAAGGAAACGAATCTTAGGCAAACGGGTGCCCCCTACCCCCAAACTCCCTTTTTCGCGAAGAATGCGCTTCTTTTTTCTCGCGCATTTCTCTTCTCCGCTTCGGAGTTCAAGGCGGGCTTCCGTTCGCCCGAGATTCGGATCCCTGACTCTGGGCGGTGGAGCTGGCCTTCGTGGCCTGCTCCTCACCCGTCGGTCGTGAGGTATCCGCGCTCCCGAGGTTCCCGGCCAGGGTTCCCCTTAAGTATTCCCTGGACCACGCCGTCGCCGGCATGGCTGCGGAAGCAGGGTACCGCGTCGCACCTGTCGCCGCAAGCCTTCTTCTGGCATGATCGGCTCATGGCTGATCCCCGCTCCTGCTGCGACTGCGGCGGCACGATGGAGGGGACCCACCACTGGGCGAAGAGGTGCCCGCGCTGCCGGAACGCGCATGAGGAGGCGAAGCGGCGGGATGCCCGTCCGCGGCGGGCGAGCACGGGGGGCAGGCGGGGCGCGGTCGCGGAGGCCGAGCGCCGCCGGGTGAAGCTGCTCGTCGTGGAGCGGGTGGAGTCGGGGATGTCGCTGGCGGACGCGGCGGAGGGGACCGGGTTCGCGGCCTCGACGGTGTCGCAGTGGGCGCGCGACGACGACAGGTTCCGGGCGTCGGTGGATGCCGCGGCGCGGTCGGCGAGCGCGGGCCGCGGGTCCGCGCGCGGGTCGGGGGTGGGGTTCGAGGAGTTCCGGGAGCGCTACCTGGGGATGCGGACGTTCGACCACCAGCGGTCCATCATCGACGTGATCGAGGGCAGGGAGCCGTCGTGGTGCCCGCCGGGGGTGACCTACCACCGGGGGTACCCGAACTTCGTGCTGTGCAACGTGCCCCCGGAGCACGCGAAGTCGATGACGGTGTCGGTGGACTACCTGACGTACCGGATCGCCCTGGACCCGAACATCCGCATCCTGGTGGTGTCGAAGACGAAGGACAAGGCGAAGGAGTTCGTGTACGCGGTGAAGCAGCGGCTCACCCATCCGCGCTACTCCGCGCTCCAGATGGCGTTCGGGCCGAACGAGGGCTACCGGGCGACGTCGGACAAGTGGGCGTCGGACACCGTGTACCTCGGGTCGGAGCTGCGCGACAGCGCGGAGAAGGACCCCACGCTCCAGGCGCTGGGCATCGGCGGGCAGATCTACGGCGCCCGCGCCGACCTGATCGTCCTCGACGACTGCGTGACGCTGTCGAACGCCTCCGAGTTCGAGAAGCAGATCCGCTGGGTGCAGCAGGAGGTGCTCACCCGCCTGGGGCCGGCGGGCAGGCTGGTCATCGTGGGCACGCGGGTGGACACCCGCGACCTGTACTCGGAGATCACCGACCCGCAGCGCTACCCGTCGGGGGAGTCGCCGTGGACGCTGCTGCGGATGCCGGCGGTGCTGTCGTTCGACGACGACCCGCAGCGGTGGGTGACGCTGTGGCCGCGGTCGGACCAGCCGTGGTCGGGGTCCGACGACGACGCCGACGCCGACGGGCTGTACCCGCGCTGGGACGGGCCGAGGCTGCACCGCCGCCGCGGCCTGCTCGACCCGCGGACCTGGTCGATGGTGTACATGCAGGCCGACGTGTCCGAGGCGGCGGTGTTCCCGTCCCGCCTCGTCAGGGCGACGGTGTCCGGGGGCAGGTTCCCCGGGCCTCTCGTCCCCGGCGCCCCCCACATGCCGGAGTCGGTGGACTCCTTCGACGTCATCGCCGGCCTCGACCCCGCGATGACGATGGACACCGCCGCCGTGTGCATGGCCGTGGACCGCCGCACCAAGCACCGCTGGATCCTCGACGCCCACCGCATGGGCAACCCCACCCCGGCGGCGATCCGCGAGCTGATCGTGGAGTGGCAGGACCGCTACCGGCCCACGATGTGGGTGATCGAGAAGAACGCCTTCCAGCTGTTCCTCACCCAGGACGAGGGCATCCGCACGTTCCTCGCCTCCCGCGGGGTCATCCTGCGGGAGCACTACACCGGGCGGAACAAGATCGACGCCGACTACGGCGTCGCCTCGATGGCCCCGCTGTTCGGGCAGCTCGACGGGGAGGGCAAGCACATCGTCGTCGATCCGATCATCCACCTGCCCTCCACCTCCATCTCGGAGGGCACGAAGGCGCTCGTCGAGCAGCTGATCACCTGGTCGCCGGCGACGCGGAACAAGACGGATCTTGTCATGAGCTTGTGGTTTTGCGAATTGCGTGCGCGAGAAATAGTGAACTCGTACGACCAGTTCGGCAAGGCGCACGTGGACAACCGCTTCCTCACCCCGGCGCAGCGGTCCCGCCGCGTCGTGGTGAACCTGGACGAGGCGTTCTGGCTCAAGCAGCAGGCAGAGGTGGGATAGATGGCTGACCCGTCGAGGATCGTGGAGACGTACCGGAGGCTGCGGCTGGAGGCTGCGGGCAGGGATGCCCGCCACGCCGACATGATCCGCGCGAGGTCGGGGCGCCTCGCCGAGATCGCCCCCGACATGTTCGACCCGTCGTTCCCGCACCCCATCGTGGCGAACACGATCCAGATCGCCGCCCGGGACACCGCCGACATCCTCGCGCCGCTGCCGTCGTTCACCTGCTCGTCGGCGACGCAGGTGTCCGACCGCGCCCGGGCGTTCGCGGACAAGCGGACCCGGATCGCGAACTCCTACGTCCAGGAGTCCCGCCTCCAGGTGCAGATGTACTCGGGCGCGGACTGGTTCCTGACGTTCGGGTTCCTGCCCGTCCGCGTCGAGGTCGATGCGGAGGCGAAGGCCCCCCGCATCGTGCTGGACTCCCCCGTCGGGGCGTACCCGGAGTTCGACCGCTGGGGCCGGGTGGTGTCCTACACCCGGGTGATCCGGGCGACGGCGGCGAACCTGGTGGTGCAGTTCCCCGAGCTGGAGGCCCGCATCCTCGGCCCGCGCCCGGGCGGGAACATGCCCGGGTCGCAGGTCGAGGTGCTGCTGCACAACGACAGGCACGCCACCACGATGGTGCTGCCGTCGCAGCCGTGGGCGAACTCCCGGGCCACCGTGCTCGCGTCGGTGCCGAACCCGCTCGGCAGGCCGCTGGTGCGGGTGGCGCAGCTGCCCTCGGTGGCCGGCGAGGCCCGCGGGGAGTACGACGACGTGCTGTGGATCATGCTCGCCAGGCACCGCTTCGCGATGATGCAGATGGAGGCGGCGGAGAAGGCGGTGCAGGCGCCGCTGGCGCTGCCGTTCGACGTGCAGGAGCTGTCCATCGGCCCTGATGCGATCATCCGCACGTCGAAGCCGGAGGCGATCCGCCGCGTCCCCGTGGAGCTGCCGCAGTCGGCGTTCGCGCAGTCGGCGACGCTGGAGTCCGAGGCCCGCCAGTCGGCCCGCTACCCGGAGGCCCGGTCGGGTTCGATGGACGCCTCGGTGATCACCGGCAAGGGCGTGCAGGCGCTGATGGGCGGGTTCGACTCCCGGATCAAGGCGGCGCAGGCGATGCTCGCGGAGACCCTGGAGCGGGTCGTGTCGGACTGCTTCGAGATCGACGAGGCGCTGTGGCCCGACGAGGCCCGCACGATCCGGGTGAAGGACAACGGCACCCCGTACTCGGTGACGTACGCGCCGTCGAGGGACATCAAGGGCGACCACACCGTCGATGTGACGTACGGGCTGATGGCGGGGCTGGACCCCAACCGCGCCCTGATCTTCGGCTTGCAGGCGCGCGGCGACCGCCTGATCTCCCGGGACTTCCTGCGCCGGCAGATGCCGTGGTCGCTGAACCCGTCCGAGGAGGAGATGCGGGTCGATGCGGAGGAGCTGCGGGACTCCCTCAAGCAGGCCCTGGCGGCGTACGCGCAGGCGATCCCGATCTACGCCCAGCAGGGGCAGGACCCGTCCGCGGTGGTCCGCGGCGTCGCCGACATCATCGACGGGCGGCAGAAGGGCCGCGCCATCGAGGACATCGTCCGCGAGGTGTTCCCGCCGCCCCCGCCCCCCCAGGAGGCGGAGAACCCGGCGGAGAGTGCCGCCGAGGGCGGCGCGGAGGAGCAGATGATGCCCGGGATGCCCGGGCAGGGCGCCCCCGAGGGCATGTCGTCCTCCGGCCTTCCCGTCGGCGTGGCGCAGGGGCAGGCCACGATGGGTCCCGGCGGACGCCCGGACCTGTCGGTGCTCCTCGCCGGCCTGTCCTCGTCAGGCTCCCCCGACATGCGGGCCACGATCACCCGCCGCCAGCCGATCTAGGAGGCCCCCTTGGCGTACCAGCCGCCCTCGAACCCCGCTCCCGTGTCAGGCCCGGGCCGCTTCTCCCGCCGCACCGACGGCGGACCCGGCGGCAGGCAGGCCCCCGTGCCGATGCCGGGCGGGGAGTACGGGGAGCGCACCGAGATGGCCGAGGTGCAGTCCGGCGCGCCGATGGCGGCTTCGCCGCAGCAGGCCCCCGCAGCCCCGATGGCGGCTCCGCAGCCGCCGCCGCAGATGGACCTGTTCGCCCCGACGGGGCGACCGGACGAGCCGGTGACCGCCGGCGCCGCCCTCGGCGCGGGACCGGGCACGGAGGCGCTCCCCGGCGTGGGCCGTCCGCGCGTGTCCGACGTGCTGACCCGCCTCGCGGCGCAGTCCGGGGACCCGCAGATCGCCGCCATCGCCGCGTGGGCGAGGGGGGCGGGCCGTTGACCGCCTCGCCGTTCCGCTACTACGACCCCCGTACCGGCACCTATCAGGGCGGCACCCCAGCCCCGGCGGGGCCGAAGCCGATGGACGAGAAGCAGCGCCTGGCGATGATCGCCGCGCAGCAGGCCAAGGCCCGCGAGGCCACCCTGGGGCTGCTGCCCCCGGCGCTGCGGGCGCAGGCCGACGCCGACCCGGCGAAGGCCGACAGGTTCGTCGCCTCGGTCGCCGCCTCCCGGGCGCAGGCGAACAGGCTGAACCGGCAGATCGCCCCCGAGGCCGCGTCGCAGATGGACTTCGACGCCCGCGACTTCTCCAGCGAGACCATCGACACCCTGATCGACTACGTCCACACCCGCGGCAAGGTCGGCGGCACGGCGATGCCGAGCGTCCACGGGATGCCCCCGGCATCCCCGGCGACTGCCCAGCCCTCCGCCTACCCCACGGTCGGGGGCCAGGGCGGCACGCCCGTCCTCCCCGCGATCATCATGCGCTCCCCCGCCGTCGCCGCCGCCGTCCTCGCCGCCGGGATCACCGACCCGAGGACCCTGTCGGACATCGCCCGCGCGATCCGCGGCGCGCAGATGCACGAGCAGCTGTCCCGCGCCCTGCCGCAGGACGTGAGGGCGATCCTCGCGTCCGCCCCGACGGTGCAGCTCGCCGGCCTCGGCGCCTTCGAGGAGCTGCTGAAGGAGCGGGAGACGGCCCCCGGCGGGGACATCCCCGTCGATGGCGGGGAGCCGAGCTTCGGCGATCTCGTATGGGAGATGGTGAAGGCTCCGTTCGAGGCTGCCGTCGATGCCATCGAGGTTCCCATCGAGCTGGTGAACCGCACCCTCCGAACCGCGGTGACGCAGGTCGGGTCGCTGGACGACGCCAAGGCGCTCTCCTGGCGCGAGGCGTGGAAGAAGACCGAGTCCGGTCAGATGCTCCAGAGGCAGATCGAGGACGCGAAGGCGCGCTGGTCGCCGCAGGCCGTGGACGTCGCCGTCCGCATCCACCAGGCGTCGCAGTCGGACAACCCCGCCGCCGAGATCGCCCGGATCGTCTCCGAGGTGTCCGCGAACGGGTCGCAGGAGGAGCAGGACCTGATCCGCGCCGCGTTCGGCGGCTACGGCGTCGATGACGGCAGGCACCAGTCGGCGAAGGAGCTGCTCGACCTCGTCTCGTCGTCGAACGGCGGCTCGTTCGGCGACGTGCTGGCGACGGAGGTCGGCCTGACGGCGGGCACGTCGTCGTACACGGCGGTTTCCGGCCTCGGCACGACCGTCGTCACGCTGTTCGCCGACCCCTACCTGATCGGCGGGAAGATCTTCACGACCTACCGCGCCGCGATGTGGGGGATGGAGCGGATGGTCGGGCCGACCGCCGACATCTCGTCGCTGTTCTACAAGAGCGCGAACGAGGGACTCGCGGGGGCGCACCGCCGCCGCATGGTGACCAGGCTGTGGGACGAGGTCGGCTCCGACGTGGCGAAGTACCTCGACGCGCCGAAGATGCAGGACCGGGCGAAGGCCCGCGCCCTGTTCGTGCAGCGGTGGTCGCCGCAGTTCGGGGAGAAGACCTCCGACATCCTGGAGGAGCTGGCAGTCCACCAGGTCCCCGGGCAGGCGAAGGCCGGGGTTCGCGACGCCTCGGGGGCGTACTCGTACCTGGAGGACCAGACCCGCGTCCTGAACATCATGTTCGGCAGGTCGGGGCTGATCACGAAGACGATCCCGCGCCTGTCGGCGCCGCGGTTGCAGGCGCAGCGCGTCCTCGCCGGCTCGCGGGCGATGAGCTGGGACACCGCCGGGAGGATGATCGGCACCCTGTACGGGCCTGACCCGTCGGCGGAGTTCGTCGCGGCGAAGCAGGGCACGGAGGGGCTGACCTCGACGATGCGGGCGAAGGGCCTCGCGCCGACCGAGCAGAACACGTTCCGGTACTCGCAGACAGCGGCCCGCGTCCTCGGCGGGGTGCCGGGGTCGGAGCCTCTGGTCGGCGTGCTGGAGAAGGCCACCGACGCCCCGCGCCTGAAGCCGCTGCGGGCCTACGCCCCGAAGAGGGTCGCGCGCGCCTACGACAGGTTCGGCGCATGGTTCTCCCAGCATCCCGCCTCGACGCGCGGCATCGCCACCGAGGGCGACGACGTCGCCGCCGACTCCGACGTGGTGTACCGGCTGGCGCGCACGTTCACGTCGAAGGGCCACGCGGCGCTGCTGCGGCAGGCGTGGATGGAGGTCACCCCGGCGCAGCGGCGCAGCATGTGGGAGGGCATGATCCGCACGATGGCGGACGCGAAGGGCTACATGCTCGGCTTCGCCAACCGCGACGAGGAGATCGACCGCCTGGTCAGGGCGTATGTGGACGGCGAGCAGTACGCCCCCATCATCCTCGGCCATCGCAGGCTCCCCGCCAACGCGCAGGCCAGCCTGATCTCCGAGGGGGAGTACCGGGCGCGCAACATGGGCGCCCCGACCGGGGCGAGGAAGGACGACGGCACGCTGAAGCTGGACGCGGACGGCAGGCCCGAGCAGTTCGTCCCGCCCCAGGACACGACGTTCGACGGCGCGGTCAGGGCCTACGGCGGGCGGATCGCGTCGCTGATCACCCGCCGCGAGTCCCTCGCCGACGAGGTCCGCGCCCTCGGGGCGCTGCGTGACCAGCTGCGCCGCAGGATCGCCGCCGCCCGCCAGTCGGGTGCGGCGGAGGCCGACATCGCCCGCATCTCCGCGGAGATGGACGCTGCGACGCAGGCGATCCAGGACGCCCGCCAGGGCATCCGGGCGAACGAGCGGGAGTCGCGCCTGTTGCAGGGGCAGGCGCTGGCGGGGACGCAGGCGGAGATGCGCGACCTGCGCCGCCTCGCATCCGACGAGTCCAAGGCCCTGATCGATGACGGGTTCGACAGGTCGCGGGAGGCGTACGACGTCGCGGGGAAGCTGATCCGGGGGGAGATCAACTCCCTCGGGCAGACCGCCGAGCAGGCGCTGTCGGACATGGGCAACGCGGTGGCGCGCGCCACGGGCGGGGATGTCTCCGATCCGGCGATGGCCGCGGCGATGACCTCGAACGCGAAGGGCCGTCCCGCCGTGCAGGACGCGAAGAAGCAGGCCCGCGACGGCGCGCGGGACGCGATGCGGATGGGCAGGGACGACTCCCGGCTGGAGCAGCGCGGACTGAAGCGCGACATCAACCAGGTGCTGCGGGACACGTTCGGCATCGCCGCCGACGAGCTGGCCGAGCTGGCCCGGGACTGGTCGGAGACGCAGCGGGCGGCGTTCCTGGAGATGACCGACGACGCCTCCCGGGTGGCGAAGGAGATGCGGATCGCCGATGCCGACCTCGCCCGCCTGAAGCGCCGCCTGTCCAAGGAGCGCATGGACCCGGCGGAGCGCCGCGGGATCATCGCCGACATCGATGCGCTGCGGGCCAAGCAGGCCGACCTGCGCCGCGCCGCCGGGATGACGTCGTGGGAGATCCGCGGGCTGGTCGAGGAGCGGAAGGCGGCGAAGGCGCTCGCGAAGGACGGCACCCCGTACCTGATCGACGAGTCGAACCCGTTCTGGTCGCCGTCGCTGGTCGGCGGGAAGCACTACGCGCTGCACCGCTACCAGACCTCGCAGCGGGTGAGGATGCCCGACATGGAGCTGCTGAACCGCTACTCGACGCGGGTGGGGGTGCTGCACTCCCTGATCGGGATGACGTGGTCGCGGCCCGCCGCGACGGCGACGAACCTGTGGTCCCTCGGCGTCCTCGCCGGCCCCCGGTTCGCGCTCCGCAACAGCCTGGAGGAGTGGGCGTTCCACCTCGCCGCGGGCGGGAGCATGTCGGACGCGATGAAGGGCCGCGCCGTCGCGCACTCGCAGCTGGAGATGCTCGGCGCCTCGACGGGTCCGCTCCGCAAGCGGGGCAAGGACCTCCGGTCGGGGAAGAAGATGGGGCTGGTGATGACGGAGTCCCGGTCCCGCGCCGCCGCGGCGAAGGACACGGAGCGGCTCCTGGACGCGGACGGCAACATCGCACCCGAGGTGATGGCCCGTTCGTGGTGGCGGCGCTCGGTGCTGCCGTACCTGAACGAGGACGAGGTGAAGGTGGCGCAGGGCTGGTTCGCCGCCGGCGACTCGGAGAAGGTCGGCCAGCTCCTGCACGCCGCGGTGATGCGCCGCATGTTCGCGGGGAAGTCGATGTCGGCGATGGACGAGGACTACGTCCGCGCGGCGTACACCCGGTTCTCCGCGTCGGTGGCCGACGAGGTCGCCGACTCGGTGCGGCTGGGGATGTCGGGGCAGTTCGAGGGCGACCCGAAGGCGCTGCTGTCCTCGGAGAAGGGCGCAGGCTCGGGCTGGCGCTTCTTCGACGACGGCCAGGACGTCGTGAAGGGCTTCCAGAACATCCCTGCCAGCCGCGCCGAGGATGCCGCCGGCGCGCTGCACCACTCGTTGCAGAGCATCTTCCTCCAGGACGGCCCGCTGGCGCAGATCGTGGCGAAGTCGCTGCACCGCCACCCCACGGTCGCCCAGGCGTACCAGGACGCGGTCCCGAGGCTGGTGCGCGCCCTGAACGAGGACGCGACCCGGAAGGCGTTCGCGGAGGGCGGCTTCGACTCCCTCGGCCCGTACGAGGGGTTCAAGGGCTGGGCCGACGACATGGTCGCGGCGTCGTCGCCGCGGGAGTTCGCGGAGCGGTACTTCGCGTCCCTGGCCCACAACCTGTCGGACTCGTCGGGGCTGATGCCGAACAAGGCGCTGCTGGACAAGCTGTGGGTGCCGGAGCGGAACTCGTACGCGGCGATCTACCGGAACTCCGACGGCGACCTGGTGGACAACGTCAAGGAGTCCGACATCCTGGCGATGTTCGCCGACAAGGGCGCGGAGAACCCGCCGTGGGTTCTGGGTCGGACGATGGAGCGGGAGTTCTCGCACCTGATCGGGCTGGGCGACCGCCGGCTGGCGGTGTCGGACGAGTTCTGGCGGCACATGGGCATGATGAACTCGCGGATGTCGCGGCTTCCGATCTTCCACGCGAACTCGATGAACGCCTATGCGATCGCGAAGCCGGCGGAGGACATGATCGCGGCGCTGCTGCGCGGGGACATCGAGGGGCAGGCGCAGGCGGCGAAGCTGCACGCGCAGGCGTCGCAGGCCCGCGAGCGGATCGAGCAGGGCATCAACGACTGGTGGGACGAGTACTCCAGCGCGGTCCCGGACGGCGGCTCGGTCGAGGCGATGCCGATGGTGTGGCGGGGGAAGACCGTCGCCGACGCGGTGGACTACGTCACGTTCCTGCGGCGGGAGCTGAAGGACGGCAACGTGGACTGGGTGTTCTCCCCGTCCCGCGGGGAGTTCCTGCCGCGCTCGGCGCGGACGCGGGACGCGGTCCCGGTGTCGCACGACGAGATGCTGCGGGCGTTCGAGGAGCAGAAGGCGGACCTGCGGTCGCGGATCGGGCACATCGCCTCCCGCGAGCTGATGGACGACCCGGATGTGCTGAAGCACCCGGCCATCCAGAAGGTGCATGCGATCCTGTCGCCGAACCGCGACCTGCCCCCGGAGTACCGGGCGGTGGAGTTCGACAGCGAGCCGCTGCCGGGCGGGACGCCCGCGACGGACGCGCAGCGCGCCAGGCTGCGGCAGGGCCAGTCGCGCGTCGAGGGTCTGGACGTCCCCGAGGACGGCATCCCCCGCGACCTGTACGACTTCCTGGCGAAGCTGAACGAGGAGCACGGCGGCGGTCTGGCGATCCACGGCTCCTACGGCGGGGACCTCAAGAGCCTGCGGAGGAAGGGCATCACCCCGCCGCCGGCGGGCCACGGCCACCCGGACGGCGACGACGTGGTGTTCGGGACGATGCTGGACTCCCCGTCGCACCACGGCGGCGCCCCGATGAACTCGGTGCTGTCGGCGCGCCACTACGCCAACGAGAACCCCGGCGTGAACGCGAGGAACCACCCGGACGCCGCGGGAACCATCGACCAGCCGGGGCACGGCGCCCCCGGTCGCAAGGGCGCGCTGGTGGTGTTCGACGTGAACCATCCGGCTTTGAAGGGCAGGGTCCGCATCAACTCCCGCAACGAGGTGGAGATCGACGGCCCGGTGCCGCCGGAGGCCGTCGTGCATGTGCAGCGGGATGTCAGCGGCAGGCTGCACAAGGCGTTCCGCAGCAACGGGTGGCAGCACCGGCAGCGGATGGTGGAGGCTCAGGCCGACATGACCCCGGCGCAGCGCGCCCGGGCGAAGCGGATCGAGGACCTGCGGCGCAAGCACGGCAGGGCGCAGGGCACCCGCCGGGTGCCGCAGCGGCTGCGCTACGCGCTCGCGTCCGAGGGAGACATGAACGCCCGGTTCGGGATGCACTTCTCCGACCCCATCGTCCCCGCGTCGCCGACCGACGTGCGCCCGTGGGCGCAGGCGCACCCGCTGAACCAGGGCAACTACCGGCTGAAGGCGATCAACCAGCTCCATGAGGACGAGGTGGTCCGCCTGCGGTCGGCGATGTCGCTGGACGCCGACGAGGCCGACGAGGTGGCGCAGCAGGCCCGCAAGGCCGCTGCCGCGCATGTGGTCGAGTGGGCGCAGCACCACGGCATGGCTTCGACGATGATGATGGCGGACAACCCGGCGATGCGGACGACCGCCGCCTACCACCTCCGCAACCTGGCGCGGTTCTACCGGGCCACGGAGGACTTCTACCGCCGCGCCATGCGGATGGGCCGCTACCACCCGCAGGGCGTGTACAAGATGGCGCTGGCCTACGACCTGCTCTCGGACGCGGGCGGGTCGGCGAAGGACGACCAGGGCAACGAGTACTTCGTGTACTCGGGCGTGAACGCGGTCTTCCAGCAGGTGTCGAACCTGCTCGGGGTGTCGGTGCCGCAGGACATCGACCTGAACCTGACCGGGCAGTACAGCATGCTGTCGCCGTCGCTGGACGCGGCGGGCTGGGTGCCGACGCTGTCGGGTCCGCTGGCGGCGTTCGCCTACGCGGGCCTGAAGAACGCCCCCGGCTTCGACGGGGCGACGGGCGGGGTGGGCCAGTTCTTCCGCGACAACGAGGGCTTCTTCCTCGGGCGGATGTCGCAGGGCCGGTCGCTGATGGAGCAGACGATCCCGACGCCGCTGCTCCAGCTCCTCGGCCCGGACGGCGTCGCGGAGGCGTGGATGGTCCGCACCCCGGAGCAGCGCCGGGAGATGCAGATGCGGATCGCGAAGGATGCTGCGCTCGCGGACTGGTTGCAGAACGGGTACGCGCAGCCGGGGATGATGGACGCGGAGGCGCAGGCCGACCGCGAGGCGGGGGTGTACGCGGCGGCGCGGAACATGATGACGATGCGCTACCTGCTGCGGTTCCTGCTGCCGGCGTCGCCGCAGGTCGAGCTGCCGCGCACCGACTACGAGAACCTCGCCGGGGTGACGCTGAACCCGGTGTTCGCGGCGCGGGTGCGGGAGCTGACGGCGGAGGGCGACGTGAACGCCTTCGGCACGGCGACGGCTGAGTTCTCGAAGCTGTTCCCGCAGCTGCCGCTGCTCCAGGAGTCGGTGAACAAGCCGTCCCAGCCGGGTGCGCGCCCCGCGGCGACGAAGCAGTCGGCGGCGTGGATGCACGACCACGCCTCGATGATCGAGGCGGGCAGGTCGAACATGGCGCTGCCGTTCCTGATCCCGGCACAGGCGGGGGAGGAGTACTACTTCCCGGCGAACACGGAGGCGAGGCGGATCGGGGCGAAGGTGCCGAAGGGGTTCGGCGAGTACCGCGACGCCCTGAACGTGGCGACGCGGGTCGGGGAGTGGTTCGAGCTGTCGCAGCAGATCGCCGAGGCCCGCGCGATGGCCCCGTCGCTGGGGATCAACCCGAACAGGGTTGACGAGATCGGGCGCAGGAGGAAGGCGGAGATGCGCGCGGGCAACAAGGAGCTGGACGAGTGGCTCCGCAACACCACCTCCGACGAGGGCAGGGTCCCGGCGTCCCCGGTGACGCTGATGTCGCAGGTCGATGCGTGGGTGGCCCGCAAGGAGGAGAGGGGCCGGGAGCTGTGGCCGCATGAGGCCGCGTTCAAGCGGGTGAACAAGCTGATCGGCGACGACGCCTCGGCTGTGCTCCTGATCAAGCAGGGCCAGGCGCCGCTGGTGCCCGACGAGAAGCGTCCCGGGCAGATGCGCCCGATGACGCAGACTGACGTCCACCGCGCCTCGGTGAGGCTGTTCGCGAGGACGGTCGCGGAGACGGCTCCCGACTACCAGCAGAACGTGATCAACTACGTCCGCGCGGTGATCCTGCCGCAGATGGGAACGACGGATGCGTACCAGATGTTCCGCGATTCGCTGCTGGTGACGGCGCAGAAGGGGAAGAGCGATGGCTGATCCGAATCAGAACGACGTCCTCAAGGAGGCTGCCGGCGGGGAGGGCGGTTCGGCGGGCGCCGCCGCCGTGCAGCCGAAGCGGCAGGTGACGCTGGGTCCGTCGTCGTCGTTCCGCTACTACGACCCGCGGACGGGGACGTACACCGACGGCGGGGTGATCCACGGCGCCGACCGGATGGACGCCGACGTGGCGCAGCGGGCGTTCTGGGACCTGAAGGAGTCCGAGCGCACGGCGGTGCAGCAGTGGATGACGATCCTGCGGAACCCCTCGACGCAGTCGGGGAAGTGGACGTCGGCGAAGGATCTGTGGGACTACGCGGTGTCGCAGACGCAGGACGGCGGGAACGTGTGGGCGTGGTTCGACAAGGCGATGGCGATCGTGGCGGCGGGCGGCGACCCGACCGCCGGCGGCGGCTCCTCGGGCGGCTCGTCGTCGGGTCCGCGGACGGTGACGTCCACGTCGGTGCAGCAGCTCAACGAGGGCGACGCGGAGGTGTCGGCGGACAATGCGATGCAGGACGCGGTCGGCAGGGATGCCTCCGACGCGGAGGTGCAGGCGTTCCTGGCGGCGATGAACGGCGCGGCGTCGGCCAGCCCGCAGACGACGACGACGACGTACGACGCGGAGGGGAACTCGTCCTCGACCACCTCGGGCGGGATCAACCCGGCGGCGGTGGCGAAGGACCACGCGGAGTCGGGGGCGTATGACGCCGAGCGCCGGGATGTGGCGGGGGCGACGAGGATGGACAGCCTGACGGCTGCGGCGCAGGCTCCGGTCGATATCTGATGGCGGGGGCGGTCACCGGCCCCCAGGGGGGCACGCGGGGGTCGTTGCAGACCCTGCCGAGGTTCGGGTCGGGGGTGGCGGACGGCGACCCGGCGGTGGCGGTGGCGCTGGCCCGGACGATGGTCGGGAGGGCGGCGTATCAGGGCTGGTGCCTGGCGTTCGTGTCGAAGGCGTTCGGGCTGACGGGGACGGGTGCGTCGGCGTCCGCGGCTGCTGCCGCGGCTGCGAGGTCGGGGAACCTGATCGCCGACGCCCGCCCCCCGGTGGGCGCCCCGGTGTACTGGACGGGCGGTCGCGGCGGGCTGGGCCACATCGCCATCGTGTCGAAGTACGACGAGCAGGGAACCCCGTACATCATCACGACGTCGTGGGACGGGCGGATCAAGGAGGTGCCGCTGTACTACGACGCGGCGGGCCTGAAGTACGCCGGCTGGGGGCAGTCGGTCGGCGACAAGAAGATCAAGGTGGACAAGCTGGTGGGCGGCGCTCCGAACGCGGAGCTGCCGAAGGTGTCGGTCGATTCGCTGGGAGGGATCGCGGTGGAGGAGAAGAAGCAGACGAGGTCGGAGTACGCCGAGTCGGTGGGCTACGGGCTGAGGTTCATCGAGTCGGTTCCGTCGCTGAAGGCGGTGTTCGAGAAGGCGTGGAAGGAGAACTGGTCGGTCTCGCGCTGGCAGGGCGCGGTCAGGGCCTCGAAGTGGTACCGGGAGAACCCGGAGTCCAAGCGGCTCGCGGACATCCTGAACGCCACCGACCCGAAGACCTATGACCAGGAGGTGAAGAACTACATCAACCTGGTGGCGAGGATCGCCGTCGCCGCCGGCGTCAAGATGACCCCGACGGGCCTGAAGTCGCTGGTGGTGCAGGGCATCGCAGGCGGCTGGATCAAGGACGAGGCCCGCATCCAGTCCGAGGTGGCCTCGTTCAACAAGGGCCAGGTGGCGACGACGGGCGCGGGCAGCGTCGGCGAGGTGGCCGACCGCCTGCGGAAGTGGGCGCGGGACAACGGCGTGACCCGCAACGACGCCTGGTACCAGGACAAGGCGAAGCAGGTGGTGGCGGGGAAGGCGTCGGAGGGGCAGTTCACCGACGAGCTGCACCGGGAGGCCCGCCGCCTCTACCGGGGCTGGGACGCGGACCTCGCGAAGGACTCCACGGTGTCGCTGCGGGCGCTGACCAACGGGTACTTCGAGGAGGCCGGCGCCCTGCTGGAGCGCGACCCGGGGTCGCTGGACTTCAACGACCCGGTGATGAAGAAGCTGCTGTCGGCGCGGGACGGCAAGGGCAAGCCGACGATCCCGTCGCTGGCGGAGTTCCAGACGTGGGTCCGCAAGGACGCCCGCTGGGACCAGACGCGGCAGGCGAACGCGGAGGCCGCGTCGATGGTCACGGAGATCGGTCGGATGCTCGGGAAGGTGAGCTGACATGGCGAGCGCGAAGGAGCTGATCAGGCTCAGGCTCAAGGAGTGGGGGCTGGAGGGGCTGACGGACGTGGTGTGGGGCTGGCGCACCGTCGCGGCGACGGAGGACGAGTGGAAGCTGCTGCTGCGCGAGCAGGAGGCGTGGAAGAAGCGGTTCGCGGGGAACGAGATGCGGAAGAAGGCCGGCCTGGCGGTGATGTCTGAGGCGGAGTACATCGCCACGGAGGATGCCTACAAGCAGGTGCTGTCCTCGTACGGGATGGGCGGCTCGCAGTTCGACTCGATGGACGCCTACGCCCGCCTGATCGCCGGGCAGGTGTCGCCGCAGGAGATGGCCTCGCGGGTCGGCGAGGCCCGCAAGATGGTGGATGCCTCCGACCCGTCGGTGCGCGCGGAGATGGCCCGCTACTACGGCATCGGCGACGCGGACCTGCTGACGTACTTCCTCGACCCGAAGGTGGGCGCCCCCGAGCTGGAGAACCGCGCCCGCACGGCGCGGGTGGGCGGCATGGCGGCGTCGTCGGGGATGCGGATCTCCCGGCAGCAGGCCGAGGACGTCGTGTCCTCCGACCCGGACAGGTCGGGCAGGTACGAGTCGGCGCTCCAGTCGGAGGCGCTGATGTTCGAGGGGATGTCGGGCGCTGCCGCCCGGTTCGACCAGTCGTGGGACTCCGAGGACGCGGTGGACGCGGTGCTGTCCCGGAAGGACGCCCGGGCGAAGAAGGGCAGGCTGGCCTCGCAGGAGCGCGCCCTGTTCTCCGGGGAGTCGGGGATCGGGCGGGACTCGCTGATCCGGGACTCGCAGGTGTAGTTGACCCCCATGCACGTTCGGTAGTACTTTCGGACTATCCGCAGGGGATCGACCGGCCCTCCTGCGCGACGCAGCAGTCCGGTAGCGACAGCCGCGGGACGGCTCCCCAGCCGCCCGTCGTGGGGTTGCGAGAAGCGAAGGGTGGGACTGATGTTCGACGCGGACGATGACGACGACTACTCCGACGGCAGCGCGATGCAGCAGGTTCGCAAGCATGCGCGGGCGCTGGAGAAGAAGCTGAAGGAGCTGGAGGCGGAGAACGCCTCCCTGCGCTCCTCCCAGCGAGGACAGGTCGTCGCGGAGGTCCTCCGCGAGAAGGGCATCAGCGAGAAGGTCGCCGGCCTGATCCCCGCTGATCGCGCTGACCGCACCTCCGTCGAGGAGTGGCTGGGCCAGTACGCGGATCTGTTCGGCGGGGCGGCGACGGCGCCGCAGAACCCCCAGGCCCCCGCAGAGCCGGCCCTGTCCCAGGCCGATCTCGCAGCGCTCCGGCAGATGGACGCGGTCCAGCAGACCGCGCTCCCCTCCGAGCCTGCCCGCGACACCCTGTCGCGGCTCCAGCAGGCTTCCTCGATGGAAGAGCTGATGCAGATCATCCAGGGATAGCGCCCCTCGAAGGGGGTCACCGACACCCCTCCTGAGGAGATAGAAAGATGGCTACCCCTCCCGGCGCAGCCGAGTTCACTCGGACTGACGCCTCCTCCCTCGGCACCTCCCTGGTGCAGACCGCCTATGACCGCATGGTGGAGTTCGCGCTGCGCTCGCAGCCGCTGTTCCGCTCCTACGCCACGAAGCGCCCGGAGGCGCAGGCGATGCCCGGCTCGTCGGTGGTGTTCCAGCTGTACAAGAACCTCGCCGCCGCGACGACCGCGCTGACGGAGACGACCGACCCCGACGCGGTGAACATCGGGACGACCAACTCGGTGACGGTGACGCTGAACGAGTACGGCAACGCCGCGCTGGTCACCCGGAAGCTGGAGCTGTTCTCCCTCGCCGACGTCGATCCGGCGGTCGCCAACATCATCGCCTACAACATGGCGGACTCCCTCGACCAGCTCGCGCAGACGCAGCTCCGCGGGGGCACCAACGTGATCCGCGAGAACGGCGGCAACATGGCCCTCGGCGGGGCGCTGGCCAGCGTCGCCGCGACGGACACGGCGAAGTCCCGCGACTTCCGCACCGCCGTGGCGAAGCTGCGCGGCAACTCGGCGGTGCCCACCTCGGGCACCCTGTACACCGCCATCGTCCACCCGGACGTGTCGATGGACCTGCGCGCCGACGCGGGCGCCGCGGGCTGGCGCGTCGCCTCGGACTACGGCTCCTCGCAGGAGCGGACGTGGGCCGGCTACATCGGCACGTTCGAGGGCGCGAACTTCATCGAGAACCCGCGCTGCTACTCGGCCAAGGACGGCGCGTCGTCGGCCCGCGTGTACCGCTCCTACGTCCTGGGCCAGCAGGCGCTGGCGGAGGCCGTGGCGGAGGAGCCGCATGTGGTGATCGGCCCGGTCACCGACAAGCTGATGCGCTTCCGTCCCATCGGCTGGTACGGCGTGATCGGCTGGGCGCGGTACCGCGAGGAGTCGCTGTTCCGCATCGACACCGCCGCCTCGATCCCGATCCCGTAGGAACCCCCTCAGGGGCGGGAGGATGGCCGTGCAGCCGCCTCCCGCCCCGCCCCCCTCCCGGAGGACGCCCTGATGCTCACCTCGCCCCTGACGGACGACTACGCGGATGCGTACGCGGACGGGTACGGGCGCGTGGTGCGGATGTTCGCCCCTCCGACGGAGCGGGAGGCGATCAACCCCGACCACCGGCTGCTCCGGTTCCTCTCGGCGCGGACGCGGTCGTTCTCGGTGCTGGTGCGCGGCACCGAGGTGGTGGTGCGCGACTATCCGACGCACCCGGATGACTGGGAAGACTTCGACATGGTGCTCCTGGGCGGGCACCAGCATGAGATAGACGGGGACACGGAGGCGCTGCTGAGGGCGGCTGGCCTCCCCGACTCCTGCTTCTGGGCGAGGGGCTGAGCATGGCTGACATCGGGTCGCTGGAGTTCGAGCTGAACCGACTCGCGGAGACGCTGGTCGATGGCAGGGCGTCGCTGGGCGCGGCTGCTGCCGCGAACCAGATCGCGGGCACGTCGGGGCTGGAGGTGGTGGGCGCGCTGAACGCCTTCCTCGACATCTCCCCCGACCAGGCGCTGGGCCTGGACGGGGCGTGCCGGGAGATGGCGCTGATCTTCGCGCCGGGGTCCCCGGCTGACGGACTGGGCGCGGCGTCCTCGCTGTCGCTGATCACCACGCTCACGCCGCCGGCTCCGGCGGCGAAGTAGGAGGCCGCATGGCAATCAACGTCCCCGGGAACAAGCACGTCACCGACCTCGGGCACACCTCGGACCACAACCTGATCCGTCAGGCGCTGCTGGACCTTGACGCGCAGAAGGCGCAGGTCGGGTCGGCGGTGCCGCTGCCCGACGGCGCGGCGTCGGCTGGCACGTCCGCCGACGCTGCCCGCGAGGACCATGTGCATGCGGGCCTGTCGGTGTCCTCGTCCGCGCCGCCGGAGGTGGGGCTGGCCTCGTCGGCGGGCACGTCGCCGTCGGCGGCGCGGGCGGACCACACGCATGGGGGGCTGGTGCTCACCGGGACGACCCCGTCCCCGACGGGCGCGGCGTCGGCTGTGGGCACGGGCACGACGGCTGCTCGCGCGGATCACGTCCACGCGACGACGCAACTCGCCTCGACGGCTCCCGCTGATGTGGCTGGCGCCGCGGCTGTGGGCAGCGGCCTGACCGCTGCCAGGGCGGATCACGTCCACGCCGGTGTGCAACTGGCCTCGACCGCCCCCGCCGCTATCGCCTCGGCTTCGTCGGTGGGTGTGGGGACGACGGCTGCACGCGCCGACCATGTGCATCAGGGTCTGCTGGGCGGGAACCTGCTGACTGCGGCGCAGGCGAACGCCGAATCAGGTTGGGTTGGCGGCCACGCGAACGTGTCGTACACGACTCTGAACGCACGCTCGGGCACGTCGCTTACCATTGAGAACACCCGCAACTCATGGTCACTCGCGCAGACCGCAACGTGGATTCCCGTCGTGGCAGGGAGGACGTACACGGCAACTGCTTGGGCAGCGAACGTCGATGCCACCAGCGGAGCCGTAGGCATCTACTTCGCCAACGACTCAGGCAGCAAGGTCGGTGACATCGCCCCCGCATTCACCTCCACCACTCCGCAGCGATACATCACCACAGGCGTAGCCCCAGCAGGAGCGACGAAGGCTCTGATGCACCTGTACAACACAGCATCAGCAGCAGGTCAGCGAGTCACCTACGACGAGATCGGCTTCTGGGAGGGCGCAGGCGGGGACTGGGCACTTCCCGGCTCCCCGATCACGAATCAGGGCATCCGCACCACCCACCCGAACGGTGATGATGTGCTGTGCGAGCAGTGGGATGCATCGTCGGGACGCTGGCAGACGGTTCACTACGATTCGGGTTGGCGGGATATGGCATCGCTGGCGACGGCGAACACCGGGCAGACGGTGACGACGCTCCGTGTGCGCCGCAACGGAAACCGCGTAACGTTTGTGGCCTCGATCACCAACACGGCCGGGGGGAACCGACTGCCCGTCCTCACCCTCCCGACCGGGTTCCGGGCCGCGCTGGCGGGCTACTACACCTGCCCCTTTGACGCGAACCCGACATCCCCCGTTCAGATCTGGTACGTCGCCCCCGGCGGCGCGGTTCAGTACGCACAAGCGGCAAATGCAGGACGGTACAACTTCAGCGTCGAATTCACCACGGACGACGCAATCCCCACATCGCTCCCCGGCACCAAGCAGACCGCAGCACCCTTCCTCGAACAGCACGAAGAATCCGCCGTCCAGACCGTACCCGCCGGGATGACCGTGCAGGAAACCCTCGACTGGGTCGCGGAGGACACCATCACACGCACCCCCCTCGCCCTCGCCTACGAGGAAGCACAACCGAAGCCCCGCGCCACACTCATCAAAGTCCTCAAGGGGGCGTGATGGTCGAAGTACCCGAGGTCAAACACGACGGCAGCGTCGGCCACATCCGCGACCACAACCTGATCCGGCAAGCCATCATCGACCTCGCAGCCGCAACACCCAAAGCAGCTCTGCGGTGGCGAGGCGCATTCCCCGACGCCACGGCCCCCTACCAGCAGGGCGACATGGTCCGCGACGGCGCATGGCTGATGGTCGCGACCAGGGACACCCAGCAACGCCCCACCCCGCACTCCACCGGCCTCGCCGTCTGGATGATGGAAGACGTCACCCCCACCGAACACAACTCCGGTGAACACTCCGTCCTAGCCGGTGTCCGCGTCGCCGCCCTGATGTGCCGGAAGGTCGTCATCCCCGAGGACTGGGAGATCGTCACCACCAGCGTCAACGCCGTCCCGGCCCCGCCCGAGGGGGCGGTGGCCGCGCTGGAACTGGTGGACGCATTGCAGACCGCCGGGTCGTTCGCGGAGTTCAAGAGCCGAATCACGAGAGATGGGATCAGCCGATGAGCATCGGTCTCTGGATTGGGATCCCGCTGGCCATCGCCAGCACGATCGTCATCATGTACGTCGTCCGGGCGCTGCTCCAGGCAGCCGACAAGCCCGGCCTGTCGCCCACCGTCATCAGCGTCACGCTGCTGGTCGGGCTGATGCTGCTGCTGTACGCGGGCAAGCCCGACGAGCTCGCCGCGCTCGGGGACCTCGTCGGCGTGGGACTCGGCGGCCTCGTCGGCATCCTCGTCGGCGGCCGCACGGACCTGCCGGCCATCAAGCCCGGCCCTGACGGCACCGAGGACCTCCTGTCGCGCATCGACCCCGAGGGGGTGGTCGAGGGTGACGAGGAGCCTGGTCTGGGGCGGTGAGGACTTCCGCGTCGTCAACAAGCTCCGGTACAGCGACGGGGCCATCCACGGCGCGTGGGATGTCATGATGCCCATCGGGACACCGATCCGAGCGTGCGGCGACGGGACCATCGTCGCGCTCGCCGACGGCGTGAAGAACCACCGCCCCGGCCCCCGGAGGACGTGGTCGGGGATGCCGTCGAACTGGGTCCTGCTGCGGACCTCATTGATGACCAACTACGGGACGAGGCAGCAGATCACGGTGATGCTCCAGCACTTGTCCCCTGGCATCCCCGTCGAGGTCGGCCAGAAGGTGCAGCAGGGCGAGATCATCGGCTACTCGGGCGACACCGGCCGGTCGTCGGGGCCGCACCTCCACATCGGGGCGCAATGGGTTCCCCGCGGCCAGAAGGCATCAGCGTCGCAGCGGTGGGACCACCTCAACAGCGCCGAGCGCCGCGTGTGGCCGCTGGAGCGGATTCTCAAGGGGACCACGGGGTGATCCTGGTCGGGGCCGCGTTCGTCACCCTCGTCGCCGGCGTCGCCGCGATGGTCGCCGCCATCGCCATCGCGTTCGTGGAGTGGTGGCAGGACCGCTGATACGCTGCCGTCCATGGGCAGGTATCGGATCGAGTACTACGAGCGGAACACCCGCGCCGAGATCATCGGGCTTGACGAGGCCAACGACGCCTCGGCGTGGTCCACGCGGGTGGACGAGAACATGCGGCTCAACGACTGGCCGGTGGCAGCGGCGCAGGCGCTCGCGCACAACCTCGCCTCCTACCTCGACGTCCCCGCCGACCCCGTCCTGGAGTCGGTGGAGGTGACGTGGCCGCGAGGGCGCACCTGCATCACCGTCGTCGTCGAGGTGGAGGAGGGCAAGCCGTGAGGATGGGCAGGCTCGTCAGGGACGAGGACGTGACGGGGGTGTCGGGCACCGGCGTGGTCGGCGAGCTGGTCGAGTTCTCCGACGGCTCCGTCGCCCTGCGCTGGCTGTCTGCGTGGCCCACCTCCGTGGTGTTCCACGACAGGGGCGTGGAGGGCGTGGAGGCCATCCACGGCCACGGCGGCAGGACGCGCATCGAATGGGAGGGGGCACGCTACCCGTGCCGGTGCCAGGCAGTTGCCGAGAACCTTGCCCTGGTCTGTCCGGAGCACCCGTGAGGTCGCCCCCGTCGGAGGGGAGCAGCCATGAGCGACGATGACCTGTGCTACAGGTGCCGCACCGCACCGAGCCTGCCCCGTGACAGGCTCGGCCTGTGCCGGGACTGCCGCATCGCCTCCAACACGGAGGCCATCGCCTGGCTGGACGGCGAGATCCAGCAGAAGCGCGACGCCCTGCACAACGCGGAGTACCGCCGCGACCAGATCGCCGCGCAGCTGGATCGGCTCACGCTCGAGGGATAGTTTGCAAACTTATATAGAACTATGACCTACGAAAGGCAATGGGCCATAACTTTGAACAGGTTCCAGCCGGCGGTGGACACCGCCGTGTACGCGCTCGCATCCGACGTCGCACGCCTCGCCGACAGGCTCGCCCGCCTGGGCGTCTGGAAGTGGATCATCCGCCTCTAGGGCAAGAAGAAGGCCCCGCATCGGACCAGTCACCGGGGCAGGAAGTCTGGGACGCAGGGCCTTCGAAAGGGGAAGGGGGCTCCCCTCGTCACAGACAGTAGCACGCACCGCCGACGGAGTGCTAGCATCCGCCCCCGCATCGCGGATATCGTGGCGGCATGGACAACTGCTCATCCGGCTGCGCCGCACCCGGCACGCACTCCTCATACGGCGAATGCCTGCGGTCCAAGGGGGTGGGGCTGGAGCTGCACGGCGGCGCCAACCGCCGCTGGGACGCCGAGCTGGACCTGTACCGCTCCGCACGCCTTCAGGGCGTGCAGCCGGCGACGACCCGCACCCCCGACATCCGCAGGGCGCTGGATGCCTCCGACCGCCTCGGCAGGCCCTTCGACGCATCGGTGCTCGGCTGATGTACCGCGCCGACACCCTCGGTCGCCTGGTCGACGAGGCGCTGCTGAAGCTGTCCGGGTTCGCCGCCGAGGACATGGTGACCACCCTCGCCGTCGGCGTCGGCGACGCGGCGAGGCAGCTGACCGTCGCCTCCGCGGGGCAGCTGACCCGCGGGTACGTCGAGGTCGGCGACGAGCTGATGCTGGTGTCCGACGTGGACGCGGTCAACAGCACCGTCGTGGTGGCCTCCCGCGGCGCGGGCGGGTCAACCCCCGCCGCGCACCAGGCGGGGGAGCTGGTCAGGGGCAACCCCCGCTTCCCCCGCGCCGTCGTGGCGCGGGCCATCGACGACGCCATCGAATCGACGTGGCCGATGCTGTTCGGCGTCACCGTCGAGCACGTCGCCTTCTCCCCCGCGCAGACCACATATGCGCTCGGCGCCGACGTGCGCGGCGTCCTCGACGTCCGCGCCGAGACGGTCGGCCCGGCAGGGGAGTGGGTGGGAGTGCGCCGCTGGCGGTACGACCGCTCCTCCGGCGCCCCGTCGGTCACCGTGTGGGAGGGACCCTCCCCCGGTCGCAGGCTCGCCGTCACCGCGATGGTCCCCCCGCGCAGGCTCGGGCAGTCCGCGGCGCTGTTCGCCGCGTCGGGGCTTCCCGCGTCCGCGCGCGACGCCGTCGTGCTGCTGGCCTGCTCGTCGCTGATCACCGACCTGGAGCCGGGGCGGATCAGCACCCAGTCGGTGTCCGCCGACATGCTCGACCAGCCCTCCCCCGCAGGGTCGGCCACCTCCGCGGCGAGGTGGTTCCTCCAGCAAGGCCAGCGCCGCGTCGCCGAGGTCAGGGAGGCGCTCCTCGCGGAGTGGCCCCAGCGCATCCACCAGCAGATCAGGTAGGGAGACACATGGGCAGGAAGTACTCGTCGCGGTCGGTGGCCACATCGCTGGCATCGGGCATCACACAGGGAGCCGGCCAAATGGTGGTCGGCTCCACCTCCGGTTTCCCCACCTCCTACCCGTACACGCTGATCGTCGATTCGGGCGGGGACGGGGAGGAGGTGGTCACCGTCACCGCAGCGGTCGGCACCACCCTCACCGTCACCCGGGGCGAGGACGGCACGCAGGCCGTCGCCCACATCGCCGGGGTGAAGGTGGTCCACGGGGTCTCCGCGAGGGACTTCGCGGACACCGTGGCGCACATCGAGGGGACCGCGAACGTCCACGGGATCACCAGCACCGCAGACCTGTCCCGCAAGTCGGCGGTGGAGTGGTACAGCGGGCAGAAGACCTTCGAGCAGCCCGTCATCCTGCTCGGCATCCCCAGCCTGGACATGCACGCCGCCTCCATCGGAGACGTGGTGGAGCGGGTCGCAGCCTTCGGCGGCGAGGTGGAGACCAGGATCACCGCACGGATGGAGGGCACCACCAAGCCCGCCGATCTGGGCACCGCAGCGGTCGGCACAGCCACCACCTCATCCCGATCCGACCACGTCCACAAGCGGCCGACACCGGCCGACATCGGCGCGGTGGCGACCAACCTGATCCATGCGGGGCGCACCAACATCACGCTCACCGCCGCTGCTGCCGGAACATCCATCGTCACCTGGCCGGCGATGCCGGGCACCCTGTCCGTCGTCGCCACCGTGTACGGCACCGTGGCCTACATCGCCACCGTGGAGACCCTGACCTCCACCGGCTGCACCATCCGCGTCCAGCACATCAACGCCACCGCAGCCACGGTGACCCTGTCCATCCACTACATCGTGGTGTCGGCCGACGCATGATCACGCAGCGGATACCCCACCCCCTCGGGCAGCGGGAGCCGAGCCACGGCCCGGCCCCCGTGCCCGCCGTGCCCACGGGTGTGGCATGGGATGTGATGATCGGCTCCGAGCCGTTCCTCGCCGCCATATCCGACCAGAGGCCCATGCGGTACGGCACCGCACCCGTCCGCAAGGAACAGTTCGACACCACGGGCGAACCGGGGGAGAAGGCGCTGGACGCCTTCTGGTGGGTGCGCTCGCAGCGCACCTTCACCGGGGGGGCGGGGCAGCGCATCATCGACGCCGACGCACCCACCGACGCCGAGGACAGGTTCTGGGACTCCGAGGGCGTCGATGTGTGGGAGCCGGGCGAGGTGTCCCTGCTGCACGAGTGCGAGGTGACCCGACCGTACGGCACCAGCGCCGCCTGCGAGATCCCCCGCGGGATCGCCATCGCCGACGGCGACAGCATCCGCCTCATCCGCGACGGGCAGATCAAGACCACCGCATCAGGAACCGCCACCGTCGGGGCGGGGTCGATGGTCACGTCGATGACCACCGACGGCACCCACCTGTGGTGGGTCGTGTCCGGCCCGAACACCTCGTCGCTGCTGCGGAAGGACCTCCGCGACGACGGCTCCACCGTGATGCAGACAGGCTCCTACTTCGGGCACATGGTCGTCGGCTACGCCCGAGGCCGCATCCTCGCCTCGATGGGGCCGCGCATCTTCACGTTCACCGCGACCACCCCCATCGGCAACCCGAACCCCGACACCGGCGTCCGCGTCCTCGCCGACGACTTCCGGTGGGTGGGGTTCGCCGACGCCCCCGGCGGCATCTGGGCGTTCGGCTGGTCGGGGCTGAGCTCCGAGGTCCACTTCATCTCCCTCGACGACACCCTCCAGCTCACCGCGCCCGTGCAGATGGCGTCGCTGCCGGCGGGGGAGCAGGCGCAGTGCATCGGCTACTACCTCGGCAAGCTGGTGCTGGGCACCTCCGCCGGGGTGCGGGTCTGCGAGGTCGGGCAGGGCGTGGACGTCGGCCCCGTCGTGCCGACGTCGGCCAGCGGCACCCATGCCGTCGCCGGCCTCGGGCAGTACGTCTACGCCGGGGGCACCCCCCGGCACCGTGGCGCGCTGACCCGCATCGACCTGTCCTCGCGCAGCCAGGCGACCGGGAGGTACCCGTACGCCACCGACATCGTCGCCCCCGGGGAGGCATCGCATCCCGGTGACGCCGTCGTCGCCGTCACCGTGTCCACCGGCAGGGTGGGCTTCGTGCAGGAGGGCGTCGGGCTGGTCGAGCAGACCGGAAGCCTCGTCGCGCACGGCTGGCTGGAGGCGTCGAGGGTGCGCTTCGGCACGCTGGAGCCGAAGCGGTTCTCCTACGCCGGGGTGACGCAGTCCAACCCCCGCGGCACCGTGCTCGTCTCCACCATCGACATGCTCGGGGAGGCCGCGTCCTGCGGCGAGGTCACCTCCGTCGGCGTGATGCAGGACCTTCCCGTCCGCTCCGGCGCGGACCCGGTGGAGGCGTGCTCGCTGCGCCTGGACCTGCTCCGCGACGGCACCCCGTCGCTGGGACCCGTCGTCACCGGGTGGCGGCTGAAGGCGCTGCCCGTGCCGATGCGGACCCGGCGCATCGTCCTGTCGCTGCTGTGCCTGCCCGAGGAGCGGGACTCCCGCGGCCACGCCTACCGCACCGACCCGACGCGCCGCATGCGAGCCGTCGTGGACATGGAGGAGCAGGGCGCACCCGTCCTGGTGCGCCGCATCGCCGCGGGCAGGTCGGTGTGGCAGGTCGAGGCCGTCATCAACGCCGTCGAGCTGGAGCGGATCACCCCGTTCGACTGGGCCGACGAGGAGATGGGGGGTGTTCTGACCGTTGAGCTGCGAACAGTTCCGCAGGTCCTGGGATCAGCGCCCTCCGTCGCTTCCGCGCCTCTTGGGGTTCTGGGGGATGCGGATCGGTGACGAGGAGCGCGCCGTCGCCCGCATCCGCGCCGTGCAGGCGGCATCGGGGCTGGCCGTCACCGGCCTCCTCGACGGGCCGACGTGGGACGTGATCGTCAGAATGCGGGAGGCGTCAGCGAGGGGTGCATCGGAAGCCCCTTGACGCGGGCATCCCTGCGGGCACGATCGACGTCGAGCCCGAGGTACGCCTCCGTCGTCGATGCCTGCGTGTGGTGCAGCATCGCCATCACCTGGCGCAGCGCCCCGTCGTAGCCCTGCGCGGCCAGCGAGTCGAACATCGCCCTCGCCCCGGAGCGGCGCAGCGTGTGGCATCCGTCGCCCCGCGTGTCCGCCCAGCCGATGCCCTCCAGGGCGCGGGACACCACCGCCGGCAGGTTGCTCATCGCCTGCTCCGGCAGCGGCCTGCGCTCGGAGATCGGGCAGGCGAACGTGTTCGGGCCGAGGGAGGGCAGCAGCCGCCAGTGCGGCTGCAACGGGCCGCAGCGGGCCGCGTACTCGTCGAGCCACAGCCGCAGCTCGAAGTCCAGCTCGGCGCACACCGGCATCAGGTCGAAGTCGCGGGTCTTCGGGATGGTGACGGCGACCTCGCTGGAGAGCAGGTCCACGTCGCCGACGAGGATGTCGCGGGCCTCGTTGCGGCGCAGCATCAGGTACAGGCCCACGGCGACCGCGGCCCTGTCCCTGGGGTGGTGCCTGCCCGCGGCGTCGAGGAGGTCGGCGAACCTCTCCACGGGCACCCTGCGCCGCGCCTGCCTGGGGGCGCGGCGACCGCCGAGGCCGTCGAGGACCTGGTCGGCGTGCAGCCCGTGGTGCCCGCGAGCCGCCGACCAGCGCAGCCACATGCGGACGGTCGCCACCCGCTGGGACGCGGACGCGGGAGCGGCCCCGACCAGCCGCTCCTGCGCCCACCCGTCGATGTCCTCGATGCACAGGTCGGCGGCGTCGCAGTCGCCGACCGCCTCGGCGAGCCGCCGCAGCTCCCTGCGGTTGGCGTCCATCGTGTTCGCCGCCCTTCCCGCCGCGACCCGCGCGGCGAGGTAGGCGTCCATGCTCTCGCTGACCCTCATCGTCTGCCCCTTGTCCGTCCTGCCCTGACGCATGCACCATATCATATGCACGCACTAGTGCAGCAGGATGCCCATCAGCTCGTCCGCGCCGAACCCCGCCAGCACCGACGAGGCATCATGCCCCGCCGGCATCGCCGCGACCACCGCCTGCGGCACCCGCGACCGCACCCTCTCCGCCATCGCCAGCCCCGCCTCGTCGCCGTCCGCGGCGACCACCACCCGCTCGAACCCCTCCAGCAGCAGGTCCCAGTGCCGCTTCCACGAAGCAGCGCCCGGCACCCCCACCGCCGGGATGCCCAGCACCCCCGACACCGCCACCGCGTCCAGCTCCCCCTCGCACAGCACCACCACCTCCCCGCCCGACAGCAGGTCGGCGGCGTTGAACAGCCGCACCTCCTGCCCCGACGGGGCCAGGTACTTCGGCTCCGACCCGTCCAGGCTGCGGAACTTGAACCCCACGCACCCCGCAGGGGTCATGTACGGGATCGACAGCCTGCCCCCGCTGCCAGCCGAGGACCCCTCACCCGAGGCGGTCCCAAGGAGAAACCTTGCCGCCACCTCCGGCGGAATCCCCCGCTCCTCCAAATAGACCTCCGCGCGGCCCGTCAGCGACTGGTGCCACAGCCGCGCCTCCCGGGTGAGACAGTCCCTTCGCGAACTCGACAGCATCCCTGAACACCAGCCCCTCGATCTCCATCACCAGCTTGATCACATCCCCCTGCCACCCGCACCCGAAGCAGTTGATCAGCCCCCGCACCGGATCCACCGAGCACGACGGACGGGACTCGTCATGCACCGGGCAGCGGACCTTGCACTGGCGGTAGGCGGTGATCCCGTAGTGCGCCAGCACCGCCCTCGGCTCCACGCCCTCAACCATGCGCCGACGCCTCCACCATCTCCATCGCGCGCTCCGCCGCGCACACCCGCATCGAATGCCGGCGCACGCGGTGCAGCGAGAACCCCAGCACCGCAGCGGCCTCCTTCGCCGTCATCGTCCGCCGCAGGCGGCAGATGTCGCACGGAACCCCCGTCAGCACCCGCACCTCCACATCGACCTCCACCTCCACCCGGTCCCCGGTGAACGACCACCGGGGGTCACCCGTCATCACCAGCGGAGGATCATGCCTCCACAGCTCGTGGACGAGGTCGAGGAACGCCTCCATCCGCACCGCCGACAGCACCATCCGGTCGTCGAGGATCGGCCACGACATCCTGAACAGGTCGCTCACGACCCCTCCTCCTCGGCGATCAGCGCGAGGATGCCGTCCACGATCCACTGCATCACCGGCACCGCCAGCCCGTTCCCGCACTGCTTGTAGCGTGCGCTGTCGGACTGCTCGACGACCTGCCCGGTCTTCTCGTCCACCTTCCACCGGGTGTGGTCGTCGGGCAGACCCTGGAGTCTCTCCGTCTCCACGGGGGTGAGTCGGCGGACGACGAGGTCGGGAAGGGCGTCGGCTGGCGGCGAGGCGATGTTCAGGCCGGAGCCGACTGTGAGCGTCATCGACACGTCGCCCTCATGGGCGAAACCGTTCATCGATCCCCCCGTGCTGTAGAACGACACCACCGGGGTGCCCCTGCCGGAGCCGTCCTCGGAGGCGTCATGCCCCTCGTTGGTCAGGGTGTGGGCCACGTCGCCGAGAACCGTCTGCACCACGGCCACAGACTGCCCCCCGGTCGCGTCGAGTGTGTAGCTGGGGTCTTCCTCCCCGCCCACGCCGAGGCCGTTCTGCTGCTTGTCCATGCCTCTTCCGTCCTGTATCGGATATGTCACCAGCATCGTCGCCCTGCTGTCGTCGGCGTTCTCGTAGGCGTTCAGGGTGCGCCCCACCTCCCGCTCCTCCCACGTCTCGAAGTCCTCGGCTGTCTGCGCGTTCTTCGCCTTCACCCACGTCACCACCCCTGGCAGGTAGTTCAGCGACCACCCGCCCGTGCCCTTCGCCTGCAAGGTGGGTTCTATCTCCCCCACCGTCCCGTGCCGGAAGTCCACGAACATCACAGCCCCTCAGCCGGCGCAGCCCCGACCACCACATGGCCCGTGTAGGCGTTCTGCCCGTTGAACCCGGAGGCGTGCGCCCCCTGAGTGAACGTGCCGCACGGGTCCATCACGGGTTGCCAACGACCGACCTCAACGCCCTCTCCAGCAGCTCGGGCAGGCTGCGTCCCCGCTTCGACGCGCGGCGCAGGATTCCCTCGCAAGCCCTCGCGCTCAAGAAGTACCGCTGCGGCACTTCGCCCGTCGTCAGCACGTCTCGCAACGAAGAAGACGC